GATTCAGTTAAGAAACGCACAATAAGGATTCATGATGGAGCTGAAAGCTTTTTACCAGTGGATCTGTAAAGAGTTCAACGAGGGTGAGCCGTTGGAGTATAAGTGGACGAGGGCTGATGGCTATTGGAAGGTAACTAAGGGCTTTCCAATGGGAGGTAGATCAGTCTCACTCCACGCAGTAGCAGAGGTAATGGAATACGAACGATGGCTGTTGAAAGAGAAAGATGCAGATAAGCGTAAGCCAGGCAGGATTAAGAAAGTTGTTACTAAATATAAAGGAGAGGAACTATGAGTGATTTAAAACCATTTCTAGTTAGACTGACACCGCAAAGTGTTGAGCTGCTAGATAAAGCATCAAAGTCAGAAGAGAAGACGAAGGCCGGATTAATTAATGAGGCTATTAAGGCTTACTTAACATCTGACTTAAAATCCAGATTAAAGAGATTATGAGTCCAACTATAAGATTAGAACTGCCTTATCCACCAAGCGTCAATAGTTATTGGCGTGCTAATGGACATAGACGATACATCAGTAAAGAAGGTGTAGAGTTTACTAAAGCAGTAGATCTTGTAGTGAAGCAAAGTAATGCCAAGAGTTTTGAAGAAAAGAAAGTAGCAATTAGTGTAATGATACACCCCAGATCTAAAAGAAAGTTTGACTTAGATAACACACTTAAGGCAATATTAGATGCATTAATGAAGGCTGGCATGTATAATGATGACAGTCAGATTGAGTACATTGAGATTGCTAGAGGTGAAGCAGTCGATGGCGGTAAAGCTGTCGTACATTTATATGACTATATAGGAGAAGAACATGGCTGAACAACCATATCAACGTAAACCAGGTAGCGGAAGTATTTTTAAGAATGATCGTAAGACAGAAGATTGGCATGCTGATTGGCGTGGTAAAGTATTACTACCAGATGGCACGGAGCATTACGTAGACTTATACAGTAACAAAAGTCAGCGAGATGGCACGGAGTATTATGGCTTACGAATTGGTAATCCTGTCGCGGCATCCGCATCCAACACATCCGCACCAGTACGTAATCAAGCACCAGCGCCTGAGACTGTGGCCGAACTCGAGGACGATCTTCCCTTTTAATGAGTGAAGCTAAAAACAAGAATAAACCTATCCCGTCTTTGGCGGGTTATGGTGGTGTGAAAACACTACAAAAGAATCTGGAGCGCAGCACAACATTAGCTGCCAACAGAGAAGCTGTCGCGTATTCCTTATTGTCTATTGCTAACACCAAGATTACTGACTTTATGGAATGGGATGAGACAGGTAAAGTAAGAGTAAAACCAAGTCGTGATATTCCGGAGCATGCCCTGCAAGCAATTAAGTCTATCAAGATTGATAAGGATGGGCAGATTGCTATTGAGATGTGGGACAAGCCCGGAGTGTTACGCATACTAGCAAAAGCATCAGGCTTATTAGATAACCCAGAAGAATCGGATAAACCATCCGTTATTGGTATTAACATTAAAGCACCCACTATAATAGATAGCGATATCGATGAGTCCTAGAGAAAAATATCTTCAAGCAGTAAAAGACCTTGCGGCGAAACGAAGAGACCCAAAGCAATGGGCGCGTGATATATTAGCTGATCCTAATTACAAATCCGACCTTGGCATTGCTATGGCCAAGAAAGCACTAGACCCTAACAACTTAAGAGGAATCAAAGATGAATCCTAAAGACACCCAAGTCGGTGGTAACCATTACACTAAGATGAAGATACAGCCAATGGAGTTTTCCATGGCAAACAATCTTAATCCTATGCAGCATACTATTATTAAGTATGTCACTCGTGTTGACCTTAAAGGCAATGGCGATGAAGATATAGACAAAGCAATACACACACTACAACTTTGGAAACAGTGGAGGAAAGATAATGGACATAAAGCTACAGATTGACCAACTGCGTGAAGAATTTAAGATGGCAAACATGAATAACTCTCGAGTCATGCAGATCATTGATACGCTATATGCGGAAAACCAAGAACTCAAACGTCTAATGACAATGAAGTTCAAAGATATAGACGATGAGCAATAAAAAAGAGCGCAGTAAAAAAGCACTCAGTGGTCCGGGCATTGACCTGGACTTTAGCACATCGCCGGCGGTATATGGATTCTTACAGTCTAATAAGTTTGTCCGCGGACTAATGGGACCAGTTGGGTCAGGCAAATCATACGCCTGTGCTGCTGAGATTATGATGCGTGCCGTTAGACAAAAGCCCTCCCCACAGGATGGCATTCGCTATACCCGTTTTGTCATCGTACGAAACTCGTATCCAGAACTTAAGACTACCACAATTAAGACATGGCAGGAGTTATTTCCTGAGAATACTTTTGGTCCAATGTTATATACCCCACCCATCACGCACCACATACGTCTCCCCTCCAGAGGAGATGCTGCGGGAATCGATTGTGAGGTCATATTCTTAGCATTGGATCAACCTAAAGATGTAAGAAAACTATTATCACTTGAACTAACGGGGGCGTGGGTTAATGAAGCTAGAGAACTTCCTAAGGCAGTTATTGACGGTCTTACTCATAGGGTGGGTCGTTATCCTACTCAGCGTGATGGTGGTCCTACATGGCATGGTGTTTGGATGGATACCAACCCAATGGATGACGATCATTGGTGGCATCGTCTAGCAGAGAAAGAACCGATTACCGGTAAGTATGGCTGGGACTTCTTTCAACAACCCGGTGGTGTTATAGAAGTACCGATAGATGAACTACCAGATAATCCAGAAGCAAACGATCATATCTTTGCTAGTGGACGATGGTGGAAACTGAATCCTAAAGCAGAGAATGTAAAGAACTTACCAGCAGGTTACTATTCACAAATGTTGGGTGGTAAGAACTTGGACTGGGTGCGCTGTTATGCTGAGGGTAAATATACTTACGTACAAGAAGGCAGACCTGTATGGCCGGAGTACGATGATAATTTAATGAGTTCAGATGAGGTAGAGTACGATCCTAACCTTCCATTACATATTGGTCTTGACTTTGGTTTAACTCCAGCAGCAGCTATTGGTCAGCGCCTAGCAAATGGACGTTGGGTTGTATTACATGAGATAGTTACTGAAGATATGGGACTAGAAAGATTTGGTAATCAGTTACTAGCTGAACTCAATGCTAGGTACCCTAAGGCACAAGTGTTAGTGTGGGGCGATCCTGCTGGTATGCAACGTGATGCTATCTATGAAGTAACAGCCTTTGACTACTTACGTACATTAGGACTACGCGCACAGCCAACTGCATCTAACAACTTCAGAGTAAGACGTGAAGGGGCAGCAGCTCCAATGCAACGATTGATTGCCGGTAAGCCAGGTCTAATGATACACAAGTCATGTAAGATGATTCGTAAGTCATTGGCTGGTGGTTATCATTTTAAACGTGTAGCAGTTGGTGCGGGCCATGAGCGATTCAAAGATAGTCCAAACAAAAACGAACACTCACACATTGGTGATGCGTTTGGCTACTTAATGTTAGGTGGTGGTGAACATAAGCGCATGACTAAGAGTCCATTAGCTGCTAGTACATTGATTGCGCCAACAGTTGCAGGGAGTGACTTTGACGTCTTTTCTTAATCAACAATATTTAGATAAGTTCATGCCAAGCGTGACTGGAGTTACTTATCGAGTTTATCAACCATATTATGTAGAACAATATAAAGGATTAGACAACTATGGGTTTCCACACATGTCGGCTCAAGATAGAAAGAATCATATCAATCATCAGTCTGAATGCGGTCCATCTGTTGCTGTTTTCGTTGAGCGTGATCTTGTCGCTATTTTTGGTATGGTGCTTGTATGGAAGGGTGTGGGTGAGGCGTGGTCTACTTTCGATGAGAAAGCTAGACGATACCCAATAGCTATGACTAAGTCTGCATTTACATTCTTTGATATCTGTGAGATATTATTTAATTTACATAGAGTGCAAATTACGGTAGACTCCAGTGATAGTCGAGCTATGCGATGGGCAAAATGCTTAAAGTTTGAATCAGAGGGTTTGATGAAAGAATATAGTTCAGATAAGAAAGATTATCATATTATGAGGAGAAAGTAACATGGGTGGTTTATTTGGAGGAACGCCAGATAATTCAGCTGCTATGGCTCAGATTGAACAATCTCGTAAAGAGACAGAGCAAGCAAGAGCTGACGCACAAGAAGAGAAAAGAACATTGCAAGAAGAGATGGCAGCAAAGAAAAGAGCAAGACTTGCTGGCGGATCAAGAGCGCTTTTATCTGATACAAGATTAACACCAGAGACTGGCATCGATGATGAAGCTAGTACAACACTAGGAGGATAGTATTATGGGTGGAGTAGTAAAATCAAAACCAAAAGCAGCAGCACCGGCGCCAGCACCAAAGCCTGTACCAGTTATTAAAACAAGAGATGTAGGTGCTGAAAGAGAAGCGGCTACGTTAAGGTCAAGACGTGGAAGAGCAGGTGGCTTGTTAGCTAAAGCATTGCCATCAGAAATGGAAACTGCCAACACATTAGGCACTAAAACAAAAGTATAATTACCTAGGATAACAAATGGGGTTAAAGACAATAAGAAGCGAGTTGCTTTCTGATGCTGATTCAGTATCTGCATTAGAGCTTGCTGCTAGTTTAAAAGAAAGACAAGATCCTAGTATTAGCAAAGAATCTATTGTTGATACCGTTATACTGCCTATAGCATATCATGAGTCTCAACTAGATCCACAAGCTAGGCAAAAGATAATTAAGCGTGGCGTAGAGGTAGATGGACCAGGAAAAGGGTTAATGCAATTTGAGGACGCGTCACTATACACCGCATCTAAAAGAGCAAAAATGTTACTTGAAAAAAACAACCAGAAAGTTCCTTCTTACATACAAAAGGTAATTGATCGAAAGATTACTGATGCATCTAAACTAACCACTGGACAACAGTCAGCATTAGCTGTTTATGATTTGTTGCAGAAACCTAAAGCTAATATTGCTTTGGTAACTTCTGGAGTAGAAAGTATTAAGATGCTATGGGAAAATTATTGGTGGGCAGGGAAGAGAAACAAACCGACAAGACGTGCTAAATTTTTAGATGATTACAAGTCGTATCTTTTAGATTATCGCGATAACATTAAAGACTAGGAGCTAACATGGCAGAACCAAAGCTAACAAAGAAACAAAAAGAAATGCTGAAGAAGCAAATGGAAAAGAAGATGGACGAAAAGACTGACGAAGGCTATGACAAGTATTATGAAGATGAAGAAAAAGACAACAAAGCCGACAGAGAAAAAATGATGAAAGTCCTTAAAAAACTACTAGGTAAATAAATATGCAAAATAATACATGGTCATCTGAGTTAAAAGGCGGTCCACTCTTGGCTAGGCTGTTTACAGAACTGACATTAAAAAAAGAAAAAAACCCTGAGAAAAAGGCATTTTTGGAGAAAGCTAGAAAAGCTTTATATTCGCCAACAGAGCAAGTTAATGCAAGCAAACAAGAAGCAGTAAGAGAAAAAAGTGATGTAGCATCTACTTCCGCTGCAAGAAGAAGGGCCATGCGAGGCAGATCAGGTTTGATGTCAACAATAAGGTAAAGATATGTGGAGCTGGCATTTATATTGGGGTATGGGTTTTGGTGTTGAATGGACTGAGTCTGAATGGCATTCAGGTGAGATTATCTCTCACTTCTTAATTAACATAGGATGCTTACGCATTCAATATAGTGAGTGGGCGTAATGGCTATTAATGTAAAAAGAGAATCAGATACCACGAATTCTAGGTACGTTGTATTAACACAAGCTGACATAGATAATAACCAGCAGGTTACTGGTAGTGAAAGACCACTAATCGTTGTTAATACTAATCATCATAGGCTACATGAAGGGCGTGCATATTTTTTATATGAAAACAGAACTAATGGTACACCTTTAGCAGATGGTGCTTCAATAGATTTTGTGATTGCCTCAGGTAGTGGTACAAACATGCACATAACATTTGGTGCAATTTGTGGTGGCGATGCAGAATTATATTTATATGAGGGAGCAACTGCCTCAGGTGGCACTAGCGTAACCGCTGTTAGAAGAAATCGCACTATTAGTAACACAAGTAATACAGCAGCTTTATTAGACCCAACAGTAACTAATGTAGGAACAGAGTTATTTGCTGAGTTAGTAGCTGGTGGGATTAAAAAGAAAGCAGGTGGTGGTGATGGTGGTTCGTTAGAATATATCTTAAGCCCATTAACTACTTATTTAGTTCGATTAACTAATGTAAGCAATGCTGCACAATACGCAACTTTGGAGTTAGAATGGTATGAATAAGCCAGGATTATACGCAAACATTAATGCAAGAAAGAAAGCAGGTACTAGCAGGACTAAAAAGAAATCAACTATATCTGATAAAGCTTATGCACAGATGAAAGCTGGCTTTCCTAAAAAGAAGAAAGCTTAACTATGCCTGCTAAAAAATATCAAAATCCAGAGGGTGGACTTAATGAAGCAGGAAGAAAACACTTTAAAAAAACAGAAGGTGCTAACCTTAAAAGACCGCAAGGATCTGGCACTGATAGTCGGCGTGTATCTTTCGCTGCTCGTTTTAGCGGTATGGCTGGACCTTTAACAGACGAGAAAGGTAGACCAACAAGATTAAAACTTGCATTAAAGAAATGGGGTTTTGGTAGTAAAGAAGCAGCACGTAATTTTGCAAACAGACATAAAAAAGGATAATCATGGTAGCAATGATGAGATTAACAGCTGAAGATGTTTTAAACAGACATGAAAAAGCTTTAATTAGAAAAGAAGATTTTAGAAACTTATACGAAGAAGCCTATGAGTTTGCATTACCACAGCGCAATCTGTATGACGGACATTATGATGGTAAGGTCGGTGGCAGTAAGAAAATGAATCGTGTGTTTGATTCTACTGCAATCAGCTCTACTCAGCGTTTTGCAAACAGGATGCAGTCAGGCATATTCCCTCCACAAAGAAAATGGTGTAGGTTAGAACCAGGACCAGATATTCCTGAAGAACGAAATGCTGATGCACAAGCAGCGCTAGATGTCTATAACGAAAGATTGTTTGCTGCATTAAAGCAGTCTAACTTTGACATTGCCATTGGTGAGTTTTTGTTAGACTTGTCTGTAGGTACTGCGGTTATGATGGTTCAACCAGGTGATGATATTAATCCAATTAACTTTATTCCAGTTCCACAATACCTTGTTTCAATTGAGGAAGGCGCTAATGGTCAAGTAGATAATGTATATAGACGTATGCGTATCAAAGGTGAAGCAATACAAAGACAATGGCCTGAAGCAAAAATTCCATCAGAACTACAAAAGAAAATAGATCAAAAGCCAACTGACGAAGTTGAACTAATTGAAGCAACGGTATTAGATCAAAAGCGTGGTGACTATTGTTATCATATTATACACAAAGAATCCAAGACAGAATTGCTCTACAAAAGAATGGAATATAGTCCTTGGGTTGTGTCTAGGTACGCTAAAGTTGCTGGTGAAATATATGGGCGCGGACCATTAATCACTGCAATGCCTGACATTAAAACACTAAATAAAACATTAGAGTTGTTACTTAAAAATGCTTCTCTAGCTATTAGTGGTGTGTATACAGCAGCTGATGACGGAGTGCTTAATCCAAATACGGTGAAGATTATGCCTGGTGCTATTATTCCTGTTGCACGTAATGGCGGACCACAAGGTGAATCACTTAAAGCTTTACCAAGAGCTGGTGACTTTAATGTATCACAAATTGTTATTAATGATTTGCGAATGAACATTAAACGCACATTGTTAGATGAGTCATTACCTCCAGACAACATGTCAGCACGTTCTGCTACTGAGGTTGTAGAAAGAATGAAAGAATTATCACAGAACCTCGGCTCTGCATTTGGTAGGCTCATTAATGAAACAATGATTCCTTTAGTATCCAAGATGTTGCAGGTGATGGATCAGCGTGGCATAATAGACTTACCACTTAAAGTCAATGGACTTGAGATTAAGATTTCTCCAGTAGCGCCATTAGCTATGGCACAAAACATGGATGAAGTACAGAACATCTTACAATACGCACAGATTGCACAGCAAGCTGGACCACAAGGACAAATGGCTATTAAAGTTGATGTTATGTTAGATCATATTGCAGAGAAGCTAGGTATACCTCAGAAATTGAGACCTACCCCACAAGAGCGCATGATGATGCAACAACAGATGGCACAACAAGCACAACAGATGGCGCAACAAAATCCTGAGATGGCTACTCAAGTAGCGGAAGCTGCGATTAAAAAACAAGGATAGATTATGGCA